CCTCCAACCATCTTTGCTACTATATTATCATCACCACTACCTTTTTCATCTCCTTCTAACTTCTTCTCTCTAGCACTATCAGATGCTAATGCAGCAGCTCTCTTTGCTCTTGCTGCTTGTGCCTTATTCTGATTCTTAACTTCTTTTATTGCTACAGCAATACTATTAACTGTAGCACCTAGGGAATTGATAGCAGTTATAGTTGTAGAAAAACTGGTACCTGCTATCGTTTTATTTCCAATAGAAACTTTGGAACTCTTCCCTGTCTTATCGGGTGGAGTTACATACTTAAAAAATCGTATCTTTGCTTCTGCCATTTAGTTTATGCTCGGAGATGCTTGTTTAGTAACATTAACAACATTAGTTTGCTTAGTCTTAACGACCTCCTTAACCATTGGTTGAACAATGAATTGAGTATTGGTCACAGAACCTCTCCATTGTTGGGATGCTTCTGTTAGAGACCTCTCTATCAATTCATTATTTATCCCACCTCCTTGTGCTCCGTCAGATGGTGTAATCTCAGCAACAGGTTCTTTGACACCTGTAAATGGTGACTCTTTACCATACTTACTTAAAGGATTGATCCTACTTAGAGGATTATCTTTTGGTCTACCAACATCATCAGGATTAGTTGATGTTTCCCAATGTAAATGAGGACCAGTAGAGGTACCAGTATTACCTGTATAACCTAGTATTGCTCCTGCTTGGAATGTATCACCTGCTTTAAATGGTGACATCTCTTTCATATGAGCATATAACTGACCTAGACCATCACTAGATGTCCAAGCAATATAGTTACCAAATCCCTTATCAAATCCTACCTGTTGTACTGTACCTGCTAAGAACGCTTTAAGTTCTTCACCAATTTCTGTGGCAATATCTACACCCATATGCATACCAGGTGAGAGTGCCATTTGGCGGTCTTTCATTGCTTCCGAAGTTACAAGATGACCGCCTGTGACTCCCCCATTGGTACTATCCATAGAAGAATTAGCAAGAGCAAGTTGCTCAGCTTTCTTCTCTGCAGCCAACTCTTTTTCACGTTCCCATCTCTCCTTTGCTTTAATGACCTTTTGTTTCCTTTCAGAGAGTTCCTTCTCCAAATCAGCATAGTGTTCCTTTTCAAATTTGATACGTTCTCCTATAGTATACCTCCAATTCCAAGGTTTGTAACTATCTTTTCCTTCACCTTCTTCATCTCTTTTTTGTATCAATTCTCCAAGTTTCTTCTTGGAGTCTTCCATAGCTCTCTCAGTCTTTTTAACATCCCTCTCTCTATCTCTAAATTCTTGACCTGCTTTATCAACATCAGATGTATATAAACCAAAGGTATCAATCCTAGCACTCAGATCTTGGCCACCTTCAACGAAATCAGCTATAGCTCTAGCCCCGTGCTTAATAATCCATATTAATCCTTCAAGTGCTATTTTTGCACCTGCACCCAAGAACTTAGCAATCCCTGCTATAGCTGACCCAGCTATTGGTGCCAAGAACTCTCCAATTTGCTTCATTACTGGTAGAAATTCTTGGAAGAAATCCATCACAGGTCCAGTAATTGGTTCTATGAATGCCTTCATAGCTGGGAACCATACATCAACAAAGTAATCTTTAATGGGACCAAAGACAGGTCTCATTGCTTCACCAAGGAATGCACCAATCTTATCTCCTATAAAACCACCAAGCATACTGCCCACTATAGGAGCAAATGGTCCTAATATGGGTGTTAACAGTGCAGTCAATCCCATAGATGTGACAGTAGCACCAATACCTGCACCAATAGCAACGTCCGCATCATCACCTGCTGCTAATCTAGTGGTTGTTGATACAACACCAGCAGTTAGTGACATTGCCATTGGGTTGGTGACAAAGTTCTTTGCCATCTGACCAGGTTTTACATTAGCACCAACCTTTTTAAGTGCATCTCCTACCTTAGTAAGACCTGGTCCAAGAAACTTACTTAACTTCTGAAAGTCTCCAAGTAATTTCCAAGGTTTAAGTATCCTATCTGCTAAAAATAATGCTGAAAGACCACCAAGTATCTTAAGAGCACCCATTACTGGACTCTTCTCACCAAATGCTTCTAAGATCCAAGTAACACCTTTAGAGAATACCTTCCAGAATGTACCTAACCATTTACCTATAACATTAAGTGTCTTACCTATAAACTCTTTATTATCTGGATTAGACAACCAGTCCAGAGCAAACCAAGCTAAAGCCGTTTCTGCTAACCATTTGAATGGTTCTAACAACTTGGATATCCAAGAACCTGCTTTCTTATCTGAATTACCAGACTGTTTCTGAGCTTTATCTTGTACCTTCTTCTGTACTCTTTTCTCTAGTTTATCTTCCCTTGATTTATCCCGTGATAGCGTCTTCTTCCTTTTATTATCTTGAATAGTATCAAGCTTATCTTCATACATTCCCACGATCATATTGCCAATATCCTCCACCACAAATCCTAAACGATTCATTTGTGTGGTCATCGAAGCTACAGGATCTGTTCTAATATCTCCCTTAACCTTCGATGGTAGGAACTTTCTGATCTTTATCTTTGCCATTAAAGCGATGGACTCATTTGACCTTGCCTTTGTCTAGCTTCCTCTTCTCTCAGGTACCGAAGTAGCATATTAACGTATACATCCCTTTCCCACGGCATCATATTCTCAATTTCAGTTAAACTCCACTTATGATGCTGGATCATAGCGAAGTTTACTTCATACATATTCATCAACGAGTCGTGGGCTAGGGCTACGCGAAAAAACTTGCTAGACCCTCCAGTTTAACTGTACTGGTTACTTCAGTTTTAGGATTGAAGACTTCAATGTCTTTCGACAATTTAGGCATAGTTTCGAAGAACGTCTGCACGTTAGCAAATTGTTGTGAGTTCATATCCTCAAAGAACGCAACTAATTCTGCCTTCTTGTAGTCTTTTGCTTCGTGTAGTTCTTCACCATCAGCAATTGTATCTGTACAATCTGCTGCTAGTTTAAATACATCATCAATACCAGGATTATCAACCAAATTATTCTTAACGAATACATCCAATGAAGGATATTTCATCGTTAAAGTGATTTCATCAGTAAGTTTGATAATATTGGTGTGTTCTTTTGGAATTTGTACTTCTACTTCATCCAAATTAACTTCAACATCGACCTGTGTTTCATTGTCATCAGGACAAGTGAGTTTAAATTCACTTACTTCTCCAACAGATTTACCTCTGATCTTCAAGAACAAATATTCAATCTCAAAAGTAGCTAAATTAGCAGCATTTTTGACATTAGTACAAGATTTGATAATCTCCTTAACGGCTTTTATCATTTCTTTCTGATTTTGAGTCTCCATCGCAAGATAAAGAAGTTTCTCCTCTTTAACTAAAAATGGACGATAGGTCACTTTAAGACCACGAGGCAACACGCATTCATAATCTGGAATGCTCAGCTTGGGTAAAGGCATTTTGTAAGGGTATTACACTTCAGTATATCTATTTAGCTTATATTCCGTACTGTGTTTGCTCAGCTGCAGGAGCATTCCATTCTAATCCCAATTTCTTAGCAATAGATGCTGACTCACTAACAACGTGATCTGTAGTCCAATCCTTATTACGTTGTACCTTCGTTGTAAATCTATATCTCTCAAACTTAAATGCAACTGGCAGGTTCAATATACCACTATTCTCGTTACCAAAATCTAATGTACCCATATTATATGGATATACGCCACTAAAACACCATACACCAACTGCTTTATTCAACCTACCATAGTAATCAACACCTTCCTTTCTAGTTCTGGATAGTAAGTTCGAACCACGTTCCCACTTCCTTACCCATACTTCAGTAACATAATCATCATAGAAACCAACTCTATTCTCAGAATCAGGTGCCATAGCATTCATCCACTTCTCATAGAAGTTTCTATGCCACTGATCTTTGGTTACCATAAAAGATATATTTAATTCATTCGCTGTTTGTCCCGTAGCATAAGTCCTAGTAATACCAAAATTACGTACCTCACCCGTTGTAACGTTACGTGATGGGACTGTCACGTTACTCGCAAAGTAATTCAATGCATCACAATAATCTGCTGGGTTAAATTCCCAGCCTGGAATACGCCCGAATATTGGTGGAACTCCAAAATCAATGGAGTACAGATTACCTAAAGCAGGTTCCTTAGCTCCAGTCCCTACTATATCCTTGAAGCGAGTAAATGAATTTTGGTGACGATGTGGCATTAGAATATAATCCTAGTCGGGATGTCGATATTTCTTCCGTTGACTGTAACAACGAATTGTTCAGAGGGAATCAATCCTATATCATCCCATTCCGATTCTGGAACTCTGTAAAAAGGACTTTGTACATTACTCCTCAAGTATTTATGGAATGTCTGAGGTGGGTGATTTACATCAAAACCTGCTCTTCTAGCAGCTGGTTGTAAATAATGGACATTTGAACCCCAAAAATGGTTCGAACTTTCTCCAGTAACATATACTAATGGGTATTTATCCCACTTTGGCATCTTATCACCAAATTTAGCATCATACTGGAATGTGACAGCAGCACCTATCATTGGAACTGCGTCTGCTTGAAGACCAAAAAATAACTGACTCCTCCACCAAGAAGGTGACTGAGGTTTGCCATTTGATAAGTCTTTTATGTCCTCAAAGAGACTCATACCTTTAACTCGTGCTCTGTTAATATCACAAATTCCATCTTTCTGTCTTTACAGTACTCTCGTGCTGCTTTCCATTTTGCTTGATTGACACCATAAGTGGCAATCTCCTTTAGAAGCTTCTTAGTCCTCCTCCCACGTTTCGGTTCTTGAGTTTGTGCATAAGGTTTAATCTCAATAAGTCTCTTTCGTAGTCTACCGTCGGTTCCCTTCGATTTAACATAAAAGTCAGGGAAATAACGGTGAGGCTTCCTATCAAGAGGAGATATGTAAGGTACAATAATTTCTTCACTTCCCCACTCCATAACGTTTAGATTTCTATCACACCATACCATAAATTTCCTCTCCCACAAAGATCTATAAATAATGTTTGTGGGATCCCCTTTATATTTTGCAGGATTTGATGGTTTGAACCTACCTGAATAAGTTTTATAGGTCATAATGGCATCTATTCCATCCATATTTTCTAAAGCAATCAACTCTGTACTTAAGAGTGCTGGTGAAAACAAACAGTCTAATTTTACAAATGGACCGTTAGTTTACCCTAGACAATTACCTCGACAAGTACCCAATACCGATAGTGGTATCAGAGGTGATGACAATTATGAAACAGAGTATTTAGATTATTTAAGAATAACAATCTATAAGACTCAAGG